CGTCATAGTGCGGTCGGTGCCGGTCATCGCATCGGGGTATGTAAGGCTGAAAAACACATCGTCCACGGCTTGCAAAAGCTTGGCCATTTCAGCAGAGACGAGTGGCCGCCAGGAGCATTCCAGCTTGCGCTTCACGGCCACGCGGTCGCGGAACATATCGCCGTTCTGGTTTCTGCCGGTCCCATCTGCGTCTAGGTCGGAAATGTTCCATTTCAGTTCATCCGGGGCCGGGAGAGATACCACCGCCCCGGATTTCTTTGTTACCTTAAGTACTTCCATGCGTCACCTCACGTCAGCAGCGGGCTTTTGCCGTTCATGCGCACCTGGGAGTTGTTTTCCCGCACCATCTGCCGGAACATCTCCTTGCCGTCCATTTGGACAATGATGGTAATGGGCCGGTCGCTGCCTTGCCCTAGCACCTCCGCAACGGCCTGTTTGATGGTGTCCAGGGGGGCCTCAATGTTGGTTCCGTGCTTCTGGTCGCCCAGTACGGCCATAAACTCGCGGTTAGGCGGGATGACCGCACCCTGGGCCAGTTTGGGGATTTGAAGTTCGTTGATTTTCGGGATGTTGACGCCAATATGCTTGCCACCAAGCCCCGGCACCCAGCCTGGGACTGTGAAGCTGATTTTATTCGCCTTGTCGATCAGCCAGTTCAATGCACGGATAATTGCATTGATGGCTGATGCCCACGTCCCCTTGATGGCTGTTGATATGCCGTCAAAGATATCTTTGATACCCTCCCACGCTTTGTCCCAGTCGCTCGTAAACGCACCGGAGAGGAATTTAACGATTCCCGTGAATATCTTCTTAATGGCTGCCATGGCGTTGCCGATAAAATCCTTGATGAAAGTGAATGCTCCAGTGACCGAGCTTTTGATGAACTCGATGATCCCATGGAGCTTCCCGCCAGTCTTCTCATCCAGCCAATCCAAGAACGACAGGAACATGTTTTTGAGCGCATCCACAATGGAAAACAGAACGTTTTGCAAGCCCTTGAAGATTTTTTCGATGCCGCCGATGGCACGGTCAATATCCCCGGTGAAAATACCCGCGAAGAAGGCCACAAACCCATCCAGCATGGTTTTGATTCCGTCGACGAACTGCTCTGTATCGCCGTAGGCGTTCACCACAGCCACAAGCAGGGAGGCGATTGCGGCAATCAGGAGCGGAATCCAGGACCCTGTGAGCACAGCAATTCCCAAGCCACCAATCATCAGACCGGCGACGCTCATCAGCGTGTTTTCCAGGTTCATGCCGTCCTCCATCATGTCGTGCAATGCAGCGACCAGCAGGGCCGCCCCGGATACTACCAGTCCAATGCCAGCGCCCACCTTGCCAAACGCAAGAGCGAGGCCTCCGGCAAGTGCCGCTGCGCCCGCAAGAGATCCGAGTAAGTTTTTCCAGTTAACGCCGTCGTTCCATGCGTCAGACAGGCTTTCCCACAAAATGATTAAACCGCCAACAGCAATGAGAATGCCGCCGAGTTTTGTTAAAATCTTTCCCAACGTTCCGGGGAGAGAGCTGCCAAGTTTCCACAGGGCCAACCCTGCGGCAATTAGCATGACCGCATCAGCAATTTTCTTGAGCTTGTCGTTGATCTCGTCCATGTAGCTAAAGTCAGGCGTGATCGCGTCAGCGGATGCACCGCCGCCCGCGTTATCCGCGGTATCGGTGGAAATCTGGTTGATCTCATCAAACGCCGCAAGCTGTCCAGCAGCTTTTTTTGCTGCATTTCCGGTTCCCTTTAAAGCATTTGTTTGCTTATTAAGAGCCTTTGCGGAATCTGCTGTTGCTTTGACGCTCTTGCCAGAAATAAGCGCCACAAGGCGCGTGATCTGCAAGACTACTGCCGTAATTACTTTTACAAGCAGTGTAAAGGCGGGGACAATTACGCTTACAAGAGGCTGTGCCAGTGTCAAAAGCGCTCCTTTAAGCTGCGCAATGGATTCTCTTGCATCGGAGTTTACCATTACGACATTTTTTGCCCAGTCGCGCACTTTTGTTAATGCTTGGGTAATAACCGTAAAAACAAGGGCACTGCGGACAACAGATTTTACTCGCTGTCCAAAAACTTTCATGGAATCTGCCGCCGCTTCGGTTGCGTTGCGCAGTCCAGCACCTTTGGATCGTCCATCGATTTGTCGTGATAATTCAACCGCCTGCGTTTTCGCGTCGGAAATCTTATCGCCGGTTTTGTTGAGCTTTTCGTTGAGCTTGTCAATGCTATTTGCAGTTTTGTTGAATTCGCTTTGCAGCATTCGCACGCGCTCGGCCTGCTCGGACACGTCGATTTTTTCATACGTGCCTTTTGGCGCTGTGCGCATATCGGCAAGCACCTGTTTTGCCGCATCCAGCTCTGCGCCGATGTTGCGCAGCCGGTCTTCCATCGGCGTTTTTTGGGTGCCGAGCCGGTTAAATTCCTTTTGCAGGGATTCGATGTTGCTTTTTACTTTGTTCAGCTCCTGATGGAGTTTTTTATCGCTAATAGTCGCTTCGAATACGATTTCACCGTCAGCCAAAAAATCACCTCCGTATTATGGGCTTTTGTTGGCGTTTTTGCCTAACCACACATTGATGGTATTGGTCTCTTCCTCGGCCAGCGTCCGCTTTAAGTCAATAATGCGCCGATTTTCGCGGTAAAACTCACGGTCGGCTTTGTCAAGTGTTTTCCCTTTGGCCTTTAGACTTCGGATGCGGACGATATTCGCAAACAGACAATCTCCCAGCTCGTAGTACGCCGAAACGAAAGACCACCAGTGGAAATAGGACATTGCCCGCACTTCCCGCCCAACAACACGATTGATGGGGGAAACGATGTATTGAAAATCCTGCTCCCAGTCCATCAATTTAGGTCGCTTGCGATTATCGCCCTCGTCACCGCAGTCGAGAAACCATGTCATCTGCTTCATGGCTTCTGGAATGTGCTCATCTGGCATTTTTAAGAAGTCCGGATAAAAGATATCCAGAGCCGCAAGCGCTTTCTGCTCGTTGGTCAGATCGGCCGCAGCAAATACCGCCAGCACGTCCAGTGCCGCGCGATAGTCCGAGCGAATTTCATAGTCAACGCCGCAGACGTTCAGCGACGTTGGAAGATCGTAAATCATTTACGGTATTTCTGTGTATACTTGCGGATTTTCTCATCGGCAAGCGCCTGTTCGCGCTTTACTGCCTCGTCAAACTGTTCGATAATGGCGGTCATAAAGTTCTGCCAAACCGGCGCACCGTTGGCCGCGGAATAGGCGTTGACGCTGCCAAAAAGCGTATCGGCAATGTCCTGCCCGAACAGGTCATTGATGATGCTGCGCATTTCCTTGTCAAGAGAATCAACCATGTCGAAAAGCTCATCATTGGGGATATCCTTTTCAAGCGTCTTTGCGCGGGTCTCCTGCTTCTTGCGCAGATCATCAAACGTTTTGTATGCTTTCTTTGCGAAGTTGACATCCGCAGGGTTAAAGTACACCGTTACAACGCCGTTTACGCCGCGAATGGTATATTCCTTTACACCGGAATCAAAAGTGAGTTCCATATATTCCTCCAAAATGAGGGCTGACAGACGCCAGCCCTCTATTTGTTATTCGCCCTCGGTAAAAGTGACCGTATTGCCAGAGACAGCGGCGGTGCCGACCGTGCGCGTGCCGCCAAGCGTCACGTCGATAGGCATACCGACAAAGCCGCCGCCCTCGCCGCCGAGGGAAGAAGGCTTAACCATGCAGGACGAATAACGCTCCGCAAATACCGCAGTCTTTGCCGTGCCTGCATAAGCATGGACAATCAGCACGTCCTGATTCGCCAGCGCCGCCGCGTTCTGCTCCTTGACCGCAAGGTTCCAAACCTTGACGATGGCAGGGTCGCCAGCGTCCAGATTAGACGGGTCAAAGGTCTGCGTGATAATGGGTTTCTTCATGGTCGTGCGCGTCGTTCCAAGAATATCTTTCGAGGAATCCTCCTGCCAATCATATTCCATGCTGGAATCCGTGACGCGCGTACCGAGGGGAGACCACGTAGGGGTTCCAGTTTCGCCCGTGTTGAGATACGCAATCAGAAGTTCGCGGTCTACGGTCTGCCCCGCCGTGGTGTTAAAGGTCATATCAGCCATTTTTAATCACCTCGTAGTTCATTTTCATAAGGATTTGATGATCCTCGTCACCGTTTTCATACACGGCAAAAAGAGAGGATCGCGTTGTAGGCTCAATACGGATGACGCGGCGACCGTCGCCAATGTCAGGCGGCGTTTCGCTTGTTGCCCAATCGCCCAAGGCGTTAAGCAGCTCGTCAGCTTTGAGCCGTTTGTCGTTGCTATTCCCCGGTTTCATGCGGTAAATAACCTTGAATTGGTATTCCGCCTGATATCCGCCGAGGATGTATTTCCTGACGATATACGCCGCCTGAATCGTGGACAGCGCCATCGCCGGAGTATCGGCGGGAAGAAATTCGAACCGGATTAAATCAACCGGCTTGTCAGGGAACGTGTTTAACCACGCAAGCAACTTTCGGGAGACTTGATCCTCTTTCGCTGCCGATACCGTTTTTTTAACCTGCTCCGTCTTTTTAACCTGTTCCGTACTTCTTCACCGCCTTTTCTGCTACACGCAACCACTTATCGAGGTTCTGCGCTTTTGATGCTTCACACCAATGGGCTTGTGCCTGTGGATGCGCCGTGTGGTTGAACACTAAATTGCGGTCAGTCACGACCTTTGTACCGCCTTTTGGCGCGTATGTGCTGCCGGTATTCGGGTCAACCATGACTTTCCCGTAATACAAGAATCTCGCGTAAGGGCCGGGGTAGATGATGTCGTTGCCAACTACCCTTGTGCGCTGCGTTAACGAGCCTGTGAGCATCGGCACAAAAGGCTGAGTATCTTTCTCCATCTGCTCGGCTAAAACGTGTTCAGCGCGCGCACAAGCCTTTGCAACGGCAGTTCTTACAGCGTCCATTCCATCGGTATGCACGGAAAACTTGATGCCCATTACGCACCTCCAACTTCCCAGTGTTGCATATCGGGGCTACCGTAGTCCATCGCATCAACCTTGGTCACGTTGTAGCAATCGTCATGGCTCAGTACGACGGTCATGTTGTCCGAAACGAATTCGCCCTTTACAAAGCACGTCATGCCGCCGTTGCCATTGTATGAGAGCGTCCACAGTCCAGACTTATCCGCCGCTTTGAAAAACGATTGCGGCCCGATGTAAGTTTTCGGCTTCCCTGTTACCCCGTCCACCGCTTCCACGGCGAACGGGATATACAGATTCACAGCGTCGGCACTTTCAAGGCCGCTTTCGCGCACATTCACGCCCTTTGACGCTTGCAGCATCACACCGCGCAAGATTGTGGCATAAACCTTCTCGACCTCATCAAGCGTTGTCGGGTCGATCTCCTGCACGATGTTGTAAATCGTTACAATGTGGGGAGCGTACATCTACAACCACCTCCGCGATACAGCAGCCCGGTAGGGGCAAGATATTCCATGCACGTTTCCGCAAGCAGTTTCCTTACCCCGTCCGTCGTATTGAGTGCAGACAGGGCGGATTCCCCGCCCGTTGCAAGTGTTCTGGAATAGCTGCCTACTGTTTCGCTTTTGACTTCCGCGTCATTTTCCGCAGCGTTTGCAAGGTTTTTCACGGCAAGCGTCTGCGCCGCTTCGATGACCGCATACTTGTCAACCAGCGCACAGCAGCACATCTTTACCGCGTCCAGATCGGCGTGGCCTTTAGCTTTGTTGCGCGTGTAGTAATCGAGGAAAGAGCTGGCGCGGACAACAAGACGCGGGAAGTCATTTTCGCTCACAGCGCCCATATAAGTGCCGAAGTAGTATTCAAAGTCTGCGTAAGTCATACGGGTCAGCTCCCTTCCAATACTGCGATTATGTCAGCCTTGCGCATTGAACTGCTGACCCCGTCCACCCCGTTTCCCCTGGCATAATCAAGCAGTTGGGCTTTTGTCATGTTGGAGAAAGAAGAAGTTTCAGGGTCAGGCTCACTCAGCAGTTCGCTTAGCCCCCCACTGCCGGAGTGATGGAGCCGACAACCACGCCGTCAATGCGCTCGGCGAACAACACCATGCCGTTGATAACGGTATCGGATGCGGTCATGTTGGTGTAATCGGGTTCCTCATGGATACCGATATAACCGGTGGCGTCGGTGGTGAAGTTGAACACCTCGCCCAGATCTGCGCCGTTCACAGGGATGTAGTACAGGACGATGTTGTCCTTGGCGGTGGCGTAAATCTTTCCCTTGGGGACGCTGGAGTTCAGAATCACGGTGCCCAGGCCGAGAAAGTTCTCGACATAGGTCATGCCGAAAGCGGTCTGCAGGGTGATGTTGGCAGTTGCGAGATAGTCCGCAACATCCAGCGGGTTCATGAAATACACTGCGCCGATCTCGTCATCCTCGAACAGCACCTGCAGCTGGCCCCATGCCTGAGCCAAGGTCGCCTGGAAGGTAGCACCGCTGGCCGTGCCAGTACCGGTTGCGAGGAAGCCAAAGAAATCCTTGCGGATACCTTTCTGCACGTCCTTCAGCATTTCATCGGTGGTCATTTCGACGGCCTGATCGTAGCCGCGATCAGTGATTGCCTCGGCAGAAGTGGCCTTACGCCACTTCTTCAAGGTGATCTCCTTGTAGTTCACAGCCTCGGTCTTGTACTTGCTCAGAGGGATGGTCTCGCCCTCGGCCACAGCGCCGTCTTCCAGAGTTCCGGTAGCCTTGTAGCTCTTGAGCACAGTACCGGCCTGCTTGGCGATCTTGCGGGTAACGCCCAGAGCCTCCATCAACTTCTTGATGGAATAGCCGAACATTTCGGTAAACTCGATCTCGCGAACACGGGCAAGATCTTCCTTCTTAATCAGCTTAGGATCAACAGCCATTTTTATTCTTCCTTTCTAAACAAATCCATATTTGCGGCGATTGCAGCGCGCCGCTCCGTTCTGTCGGTGATTTTCATAATCTCGTCCTTGGTCATAGGCTTGCCGCCCTCGTTGAGCCGTGCGCCCATGTCCAGCCGGACAGCAGGCTTAGAAACAAGGCTCTTATAAGTGCCGTCTACGAGAGCGTCAAGGCTCTTGGTGTCCTTGATCTTCTCGCCGTCCAGCTCCAAGGCAGACATTTCCTCGCCGCATCCGCGCATGGCAAGGTCGAGATTTGCGCCGGTGATGTTTTTGCTCTCAAAGTAAGCCCGGACGGCCCTTTCCTTTGCCGCCTTGCTCTCCTTTGCCGTGATGTCGGTCTTAAAGGCTTCAAAGGCCGAGTGTTCCTTCTCGTACTTCTCCTTATAACCGCCGTCACCTGCCGCCTTGAGGTCGTCCAACTGCTTCTGAACGCCGGGCAGCTTCTCCGCATCGGCCTTGTAGCGGGTCACATCCGCCTTTAGGCCGTCCACAGTGTCGGTATGCGCTTCGATGATGGTATCTACCTGCTCATCGGTGAGACCCATACCCTTCAAAAGTTTTCGTGTAAGTTCCATGACACTATCTCCTTTTCTTTGGCCGCGTTTCTTCGCAGACGATAGTTTTTATAAAAACCGCTGTGCTTTGCGGGTTTTACTTAAAACAAAAGAGCTAACCACCGAGAATTCCTCAGCAGTTGGCTCCTATTGCCCTTTCCCGCGCCCAATTACGCGGGAGTTGAATATTTGATTGTTTTCTTGACCTCTAACACAATGTATCCGTCACCCTTGCGCCGGATCTCCGCGTCATTTCCGCGCCGGATAATAGCCTCGATGGCCTGCATCAGTTTATCATCCATTAGCCTACCCCGATTTCTTTCAAATATGCTTCATACTCATAGGGGACGCCAATGTCATAATTCTTGTAGTAATGCAGGAACTCATACGGGAAGGTGAATTTACCGTCCCAAAACATACCTGCGTGAAGTTCTTCTCCAGTAAACATATCAAAACTGGGCAGCGATGTCAACCCGGCATCGAGGGAGGAAATGTGGCTTAAAATCGCTTCTTTTGGGATACTATTTTTGTATTTCTTATAGTCTTCAAAATTCTCAATAGAATTCTTGTATGGCAATCCTTTAAAAAAACCGAAATCCATGTCACTTTCTCCTTCCTCTTTGATTTGGGGTAAACGGCAAAATATTTCCTTCCCCATGTGTTCCTACTTTCAGTACGCCAGCACCGGAAATAAAAAGCACATCGTCTGGGGCTTTCACTTCAACGCCAAGTGCATTTGCCAGCTCTTCTGCAAAGCAATAATCGTTTTCCATGCGTGCGCCTGTGCTGCAAGATAGCAAACGAACTTTCTGGCCATTCCACCCTTTACTATGCCGAATGACTGCGGCAAGTAAGCGCGGTGACATATTGAGTTCTTTTGTGCCAAATCCGACTGCCGTCTGGCTTCCGTGCATAGCGACGTCAAAATATGTTTTAAGAGGTTTTACCCTTTTAACATTTTCATTCAGCGGGTCACCGTCCGGGAAGCAAGCAAAGCCATTTTCCAGCTTCATTGTACGTCTTTTCACAATAGAATTCAAGTTATCTCTTGCGTCTGCGCCGAAAAACTCAAGAGTGTCTCTATCGTCTTTAGCGTTAGACACTTCCACTTTTGCCCGATGCGTTTTCATGGCATTTGCCGTTTTTAACATTGCGTCATCCGTAAAATAGATGCGCATCCGCTCCGGTTGCTCCGGCAGGCCAGCTTTCACGCTGAACGCCTTGTATTTAGCGTTTAACCGCCGTAGCCGTATGTTTACCGCAGTCTCATCTTCATGCAATCCTGCGGCCTTGTAGGCGGCTTTTTCACGCTTTAGCTTTCTAACCGTTCGCTCAATACGGCGCTGCATCTGGGTTGCCTCGTATGCCGTGTAATCCTTGCCATCAAACGTGCATCCGTGGTCATCATCGATGTGCTCCAACTGTTCATTCGTGTAAGTGCGCTCGGACACGCCCTCAACCCACGGGACCCGCCTGTGGCGGCAGTTGACCCCTTCCAGGCCGTCAACAGCGCCCAGGCCGCAAACATCATAAATGCTCGGGTAAATGTCCCCTACACGGACGCTGTAAACACGTCCTTGCCAATCCTTATGCGATGACCACGGTGACGGTCCCGGCTTATCTCGCGCGCCAACATGGGCCGATACTTCAAAATAGGGCGTATCCAGATATTCTGAGGATTGCTCCGTATACTTGGCGCAGATTTGAGATACGCCGGTCATTACGGCTCTTCGCACGGCAACATCGACATGATCCCGATGGCCGCTTTCGTAGTCAACCACTTTCAGCCCGCTGTCCGCAAGTTCCTTTACCGCCGTTTTAATTGCCTGATTGTAGTTAATTGCACCGCTCTGCACCTGCAACGCTGCGCTGTCAAGTGCCCATTGGTACGCTTTGGCAGGTGGGAGCATTGTGCGCCCAGCGTCCACCAAAAAGCCCATTGATTGTGTTATATTGCGCAAGTCCCGCTTTGTCTGCTGGTATATGGCCCAGGTGTCCTCGATGCTTACCAGCGTTTCCGGCTGAGTGATATGCGCAAGGTCAATGACATTGGTGTAATACTGCTGATTGCGTTCCACAACATCATCAAGCAGTTTGTTTAATTTCTGCTCACTTATGCCGGTTGCTTTTTGTATGGCCTTTTTAATCTTTTTAAGGTCAATGCCGTGCGCCCGCAGCGCCTTGATGTCCTGCACCGTTACCTCGTTCAGTTCATCCGCAACTTTCAACCGGGAGCAGATTTCATCCAGCAACACAAGCTCAAGCGCCCGGAACAGTTCTGCCAGCTCCTCTGGGAGCGCATCAAGTAGTTCCGGGGTAAATGGATACCGGCTCATTTTTCACAACCCAAAAAGTCCCAGTGTTTTCTCCAAATCCCATTACTCGACCTCCGTTTCTTCCTCGGTTACCATGTCATGTGCCTTCGGCAGCGCCGCCTTTGCGGTCGCCTCGTCCTCGTTCATCCAGCGCATACGGAACTCCCAATCGTTCATGATGCCAGCGTTAAGAAGCTGCACGTCACGGTTAAAGTCCTGGCCCTTGTCCTCAATGATGGAATCGTCAAAGTCAATGGAAATCTGGACGTCCTCATTGAGGGATGCGCCCATGTACCGATTTCCCATGCGGAGCAAGCTCCGGCACAACTCTGTGATTGCCCGTTCAAGCACAATTTCATGTTTTTTGACCGTGCGGAACAGGGTGCTGTTCTCGCTGATGACCTGCGTGGCAGTTGCGATGCTGCCCTGGTTGAATTTGTAATGGTTCTCACCAAAACCGCACTTGCTGGACAGGATGTTCAACATATCTTGCATGCCGGTGTTAAACTCCGCCGTCCGTAGCGACATATCGACCTGCTGCAAGATGTTGCCGTTGCCGCCTCTGTCCTCCGGAAGTACATAATAAACGGTCTCACGCTTATCAAACACTGGCCGACCATCAATGCTCTGGGTTGCCTCCGGCTGCACCACAATGCGCTTCTTGCCCAACACAAATTCGTTCACATAGCTATCATAGGTGATGTCAACGCTCTTAAGCTGGTCGATGGCGTGGGCAAACGCAGCCACGCCAAGCGGGTTGTTTTCGTCAGAGTTTGCAATGTTCAGCCGGTCAATCACAAACTGCGGCTTGTCGCTGCCGGTATGAATCACCGGAGGAATTGTCTCAAACCCTTTCACGCTGGCCAGCGGTACTTCCTCCGCATCATACAGATGGTTCTCAATGTCATACTCGCCGTTGCGCAGCCGGTGCACCTGGATGTAAGTATATTCTGTTTCATCGACCTTCCGAGTGGATGCGAACGCACACTCGCGGATAACGCCGTTATCCCACGTCAGCGGGTAGATGTTCCAGGCGCTGACGTAGTTGATGCGAATGCGGCCAGAGTCAATGATTTCTGCTGTATCTGGGTTAATTCCCATGCCTTCCATCACCGGCACATACGCGACGGTTCCTACTGCCGCTTTGCGCTCCTGCGATTCGTTAGCCTTGACCTCCCAGTTGTTATCGGCAAAAACAGTATCGATAAATTCCTGTTCCTGTTTGCCTTCAAGCGTGATGTTGACTCGCTCGTTCATTAAGAGGTTGGCCCAGTCCTCGCAGACTTTCTTTCCCATTCCCACCGAATACCGGTGGCACTCCAGCTCTTCAATTCCATTCCACACCGTATAGCTGTGGAAATCTTCAACGTTTCCCTTATACCATGCGGCCCACAGGTCGATCAGAGAATAGAATTTATTGTCGACCGTGTCAAACCCAAGATCCTTTAATGCTCTCCGAATATTCACTATTTCACCGTCCCATCATGTGCCCGGCACGTTCCAGGTCTTTGTAATAAGGCTCAATGCTGTACTCAAAAGCATCCAAACTGTCGATGTCGGACGTGCCGTCATCCAAGCGCTCGTCCTCAAATTTATCAGGATCATAAATCGCGGTTTGCAGTGCATCGATCAGATGCGGGCAGTTGCGCGAAACCTTAAAACGACCCTGTTTCATCAGCAGCACCACAAGCCTGATTCTATCTGTGATTTGCAGTTTCATTGCATTCTTGACCTGCGTTCCGAGGCGCATTTTTTGCGCGGTATGATCTAACCCACGAATTAGCACCGTTTCCGCGCTATCCGCTCTTGTCTGGCTGTACCCATACTTTGACGTTATCAGCTGGCAGAACGTAGCAAAACGCCGGTTTAATGCATTCGGGTCAATCTCTTCGTTTTTGATGTATTCTTCTTCCAACGCCACAACACGGAAATCTTTTGTGATCCCGGTGGCTTGAAATTTCGTTGCGGACTTTGTACCACCGAAGTCAACGCCAATTGAAATGATTGAAAAGCTGGCGCCGTTTTGCTTGGCCCACTCCAAAGGGTCTCCGATCAAATACTTTTCTGTATCGTTGGCAAAGTCCTTATAAACGATGCCCTCTGCCGCTACCCACAGGCCGCGCACATACCGGTCATAAAATATACCGGCATACATATTCTCGTACCGTTCGAGGGTGCGCTTGCTCAGGCCGGGGTTGTCCGTCATTTCAAAATGTAGATACAGTGCGTTGCGCTCACGGCTTCGCTTGATCCACTCCTGATAGAACCAGTGATGTGGACTGCCGGGGTTACAGGAGAACCACAACCGCGCACCGTCAACGGAACAACGTGCAAGCGCCTGTTCCACAAACGAGCGCGGCATCAGCACCACTTCGTCCAGCAGCACACCCGCCAGCGTCCGGCCTTGGATCAGCGTATAGCTGGCCTCATCCTTGCCGCCGAACACCTCAAAGTAATTCGTCACGGCTCCGCGCCGCACTTCCATCACCTTGTCGCCGCGCCGCCAGCGGATGATATAACGTTCCTTTGCAAGGCTCATCGCTGTGAACGGCACGATGATATTCTTGGTGCAGCTATCCACCGTGCGGCCACACACACCGAAGCGCTGACCGCTGAAATTCTCCATCGCCCAGCGGACAAACGCCCACATCATGATGGAGGTTTTGCCGGAACGAACGGCGCCGTCGCAGATCAGCGCGTCATACTTGGAATAGGGGAAAGCAAGGATTTTCTGCTGCCTCGGGCTAATCATCGCTCTCCAACCCTTCTGCCATTTCACGCAGGCTCACGCTCAAAGCATCCTCCTGTGCGTTATCAGTCGGCAAACCCAGCTCAACAATATCGCGCTGCCCAAGGTACTGTTTCCCCAGCCAAATAGCCATGCTTGCGTTCTTTGCCGCAAGCTGCCACTGACTCCGACGCAGTGAAATCTTCCCCGCTCCTCGCTTTTGCCTAAATACCTCGGAAAAACTTGCACGATATGTGCGTTTACACCAACCATCCAGCGTTTTGTCGGTCACACCAAACCAGCCGCAGATCTCTTCAAGCGTGCATTGCAGGCCGCAGAGGTTTTCGAACTGCTTCTGGTCTATTTCCTTTCTTGGCCTTGCCATACGCGCCCTCCTTTCTCCGCTGGCGTTTGCTAAACTTTTCCATATCCCGCTTCACGTGCGGGCTGTTCGTCTTGGCGATAATCGCCTGCGCTTCTTCAATCGTCATGCAGAAGCACCGCCTTTTTGCCCGTCAAGTTCTCCCACCGCTTTACAATCACATCGCAATACTTCGGGTCAAACTCCATAACATAAGCATTTCTGCCATTCTGCTCACACGCAGCAACGGTTGTCCCGCTTCCGGCAAACAGGTCGAGAACAATGTCGCCGCCCTTGGTATTATTCTTGATTTGATAGTCAAATAGCGCAACAGGCTTCATAGTCGGATGCTCTTTATTCGCTGTCGGGCGATCAAATTCAAGCACCGTTGTCTGCTTCCTATCAGATGCCCAGAGATGACCAGCCCCCGCCTTCCACCCATATAGGCAAGGCTCATGCTTCCACTGGTAGTCTTGCCTGCCCATGACCATTGCATTTTTAACCCAAATCAAAACCTGCCGAACTTCCCATCCCGTCATCTGGCACGCCATTCTGAAAACATATGCTTTTGAATCGGCGTGCCAGATGTAAAATACCGCGCCGGGTTTCATCACAGAGTTAGCCGCTTCAAATGCCGCTTGCAAAAACGCAATAAACTCGTCATCGCTTTTCGCATCATTTTCAATCTTGAGTGCGTCCTTCGTTTTACCTGTATAATCAACACCATACGGCGGGTCTGTAAGCAAAAGGTCTGCTTGTGCCCCCCCATGAGCTTTTGTACACATTCCACGGACGTGCTGTCCCCACACATAAGCCGGTGCCGTCCAAGCTGCCAAATATCGCCAAGTTTGGTAATCGGTTCAGATTCTTCGTCGACCTCCGGTGCTTCGTCCTCAGTGACTTCGTCCGTTGTGTCTTCCGGCAAGCCCCAATCAAAGTCAAAAGCCGACAGGTCGAGACCAGGCAATTCATCAGCCAACAGATCAAAGTCCCAATCGCTTTCGTTGCTCTTGTTATCCACAAGCCGCAGGGCGTTCACCTGCTCCGGTGTCAGATCGTCCACGCAGACGCAAGGCACTTCTTCCATGCCCAGCTTCTTTGCCGCCATAGCGCGGCAGTGGCCGATTACAATCACGCCGTCGCGATCAATCACAATCGGCTGCACAAAGCCGTACTGCTTGATGCTCTCCGCAACGTTGTTGATTTGCCGCTTATCATGCTTTTTTGCGTTTGCGGCATACGGTACAATATCCGCAAGCCGCCGCTTTGTGATTTCCATGCCATCCTCCTGTTTTGCTACCAGCCCCCGCCCCTTGGCCTGTACATAGCAGACTTTACCCGCCCCGAAGGGCAACAACGCCGCACTCAAGACAGCGGCACTCCTCTTTTGGCACAAGCGGCTGGAGTCGAACCAGCACATACGGGAGTCAAAGTCCCGTGCCTTACCTTTTGGCTACACCAGCATAAAAACAGACACCCGCGAGATATCCCGTGAGTGTCTGCATGCCGGTAACGCTCTTGCGAGGCCGCTTGCGCGGAAGCACCAATTACCGGCTGTGCCTTATAACCTTTGGAGGAAAGAAAGAGGAAAAAAAATGAAATTTCGGGTTGTGGGCTGACTGGTTCCACTTTCCGATGATACTATTTTAGCACGTTTTTATGTGCCTAATGGGCCAACTTTTAGGAAACCAGGCCCAAATAATCCGCTACGTGCCACAAAAATGCAGCTTTGCGGCGCTTCATGGTTCTCTCGCTGAATCCGCATCCGTCCATGATTCTAAGCGGGTATCTGTCCCGGTTCTCGCAATTCCGCATGATCACCCATACCAGCTTACGCCGCACGTTCTCGTTGGCAATGTCCCTGCCTACGTTGTCCATGGCGTATTCTACGGCCCGCATCTTCTTCGTCTCCGGCCAGTTCTCTATGGTTGCCAGCCGTTCCGCCTTGCGCTCAGCTATCCTGCTGTTACCGGGGCTATGGGGCATGCCGGACATGGCATAGGCCGACGACTCCAACACTTCTTCCCGGGCCGCATTGTACGCGCGGACCCGGCGGGGATAGCCCCTGACGTAGGCGATACACTCCATGCGGATATCGTAAGGGAGCGAGTATTTGTTGCTCATGTAGCACCTCCAGGAGTGTCATAAAAGCCCTTTGGTTCCGCGCCCTTTGTAATCAACGTGTTTGGCCTATCTCCCTGATACACTGTTACGTCCCGCCCAAGCACATGCACCTTGGCGAACGTATGGCGGAATGGTTTCACGTCGCCATGTACATGAATTTTTAACCACACGCCGCAAAAGGAACCATCAGAGCTCTCTACAAAGTACTCTTCCACATCCGCAATAGCAAGCTTGAGCTCTTCGCACAAGGTTATTAGAACACCTCTGTAACCGTTCATCGTACCTCCTATTCCAGCGCCGTCTCAACGCCGTATTCTTTGAGCATCTGCCGGATATCTGCCCAGGTAACGTACCCTTCCGCCACGCACTGAGCGGCGTGGTTCAATTCACCGGCAAGCTGTTGCACATCGTCCATCGGCGCGTCGTGCTTATCGATCAGGACATACAGCATCAGATCTATGCCCCGGTTCAAGCCCTCCACAACACCGTTTCTGTATGCTTTTTCTACGTCGGCCTGTGTGCGGGGGATTTTTCTTGGGTTAGTCTTGGGCATGGGCATCCTCCCTCCTCTTGCCACCACATGGTACAAGTAAAATGCCGTTATCGTCACGACCATGCTGGAAATTGAATTTCACCGCATCCGCATCAATCAGCCGCATCGTTGTCACCTCCGCAGTCCACGTTTTGACCAACACATTCCGCTACCTTATCCATGAAAAACTTCGCGTGTTCTTCGCTGGTAAAATAACCGCAAATTGTGATTGCGTTACCTTCTTCTACACATAAGGCAATGCGTCTTTTGTCGCTAAATCGGTATGCGCCGGCCTTAATTTTCCCGTTAGTCAACACTTTCGGCATCTCCGTCACCTCCGTCCATCTTTGCGCCGCAGTTGGGACAATAGTTCATCCAACCCCCAACATCGAAATCAGCCATTCTCAGCCCTCCTCCACATAGCACCAGCTCTGGGGCGGGCGCTTGAGCTGCAAGCTCTCGTTTCCGCAGGTTCCGTTGTTTTCCCGGTACATGGCGCAACTCTCGCAATACCAGCTATTCGGGCACGCTCGGCGGAACTCGCTCAGCTCTCGCGGCGTGTCGTATATTTTCAGGTTGACGATATGCCAGCCGTAACAACGCCCCTTATCGCCGATATAAGCTATAATTTCTGCCTGAGATAAGCACGTCGCAGGGGAAAAGGCGGCATTTGTTGGACACCATAGCCTGCCGCCATCGTATGTGATCGGGACAATCCGCTCACAGGCAAACTCCCCAATGACCTTGCCGTTAGCCTTGCGGATTTTCCCGTCTGCACCGTGCAGCTCAAGAATGTTGTGCGGGTCCTTCGCGTCAGGCATCGTACAGTAGATGTACGCCTTGAACGGCGTTTCCAGCTTTGGCCTGGTCTTTCTGACTTCGATGGTCTTTTCGCCGTTGGCGATCTTCTCCACCCACTTCGGGCGGATGCTCAGCATAACAGCCTTACTCATCCTTCATCGCCTCCAATGCTTTCTCCGCCTCCTCGCGGGTGAGGAATACCGTCTTTCCAAATGAGCAAGGATTGACCCCGTACTGTTCTCTTAATCCATCTACTGTAGAAAATACAATGGCCGTAATGCGGCTTCCAATGTCCGCAAATTCTATGACGCATTTGCGGGTGTGCCGCATCCCGTCAAGATTCGCCCACACTATATCGCCCACCTTGCACGGCAGCACCACCAGCCGACCGTCCTTGTTGGCCTCGGCCAGCTCGCGCAGGCGGGTATAGCTGCAAAGGCTTTCCAAATCAGCAAGGCGCATGAGCTTCAACGCGATCTCGTCTGCCTTGTCCTTCGGTAGAACTTCCTCCGGCGCACACTCTCTGTCCTCGTAGGCGGCGAGGCGATCCTTGAGGCGATTGCGGCAGTACAGCGCGGTGCAGTCAACCATCGGCTTACCATGCTTACCCGTCCAATCCGCTTTGCACTTCTCGCAGTCCATCATTGCCTGTCCATCGGTGTCGCGCTTCGTCAGTCGTTCCATTACTCCACCTCCTGCATCCAGAACTCGCGGCGGCAATCACTGCACTTTTTCAACGAATGGCATTCTGCTAAGCATGAAATGTGAAAGTCAAACCTTTTTGGGCAAAAAGTCAACACCCCATCATCCGCAGGGCGCGCATTCGGCCACTGCTCCAGAAACACACTCTGCCGCGTTTTGCGTGGATGTGCGGCAGCCCATTCCTCGACGATTTTGACGGCTCTTTCGGGGTTTTCAAACATCCACCGGCAGCATTCGTCCACAGGCTTTGCTTCATCCACGCGGCATCCTTCGCAATCCGGTGAAAACGAATTACACATCCTGTTTTGCTCCTCGATAAACTTTACAGCATCCATCACATTTCCCTCCATCTGCACCCGTCACAGGCGCCCTCGTGTGCGTGTTTGTACTTCCCGCAGTATTGGCATAGTTCGTTTTTCATGGCGTGCAATTCTTCTTTAAGCCGCAAAACCTTGTCTGTTTTCGACACAGCCATGTCAAGCAATTCCTTGATGTCTCCCGGCGTCAGCCCCGTGTCCTCGTAGGCGGCGAGGCGGCTCTACGCCGCTTCTTCCCACTTGCAATTCATGGCGCAGTTTCCGCCAACTTCGAGTCGTTCGGGGCCGAGGAATGGTGTCCTTCAGGCTGGCGTTGGCTTTCATCAGTGCCTCGATGTGCCGCTGCTGGTTCTCGATCAGGTCAGCGGCAGCATCCAACACTCGTTCTTGGCAACGCTGCTCATCATTGTGCATTGTGCAACCATGACACTCTCCCTCGGCACAGCACCGCAGCACGGTCACGATCTCATCTCTCGTCATGTCATTCCTCCTTATCCCAGCTCGCACGTCATCATGCCACCTTCGCAAATGTCCACGATGTGTTCGCACAATTCTTTGGGGATAATAGATCGTTCCATACTTCCTTTTAACCCCTGCGTACCCGTCTTTGCCCCTCGCGGCGCGGCTACATGGCACGGGTCGCCATTGTGACACGGCGGCTTAAATCCGGGGTCTGGGTGATTCGTCCAGATGTCGGTGGGCTTCATCCGCATGTCACCATACTGGCAATATGTAACGGTGTATCTGGGCAATCCCTGCATCCAAGTCATTTTGCGCAGCCCGCCGCGCGGGTTCTCGATGAACCAATATGTGGGAGACAGGGCCAAGATTAAGCGCAAAACGTGCTGATCGACTGCATCACAAAACTTTGCATATTCGCTAATAGGGTCTAAATTCCCCGTCTCTGGATTTTTGCGCCGATGATGCGATATTGCCGCAATAGAAAACGTCGCGCAGTCCGGGCTTGCCCAGATAACGTCCGGGCGTCCAAAGCGTTCCAAGATATCCTGCGCTGTGACGGTCATGATATCCGCGTACCAATCGATATGGTCAAAGTCCTTATCCCACTCGATGGAATACACCTCGTGTCCGCGCCGCTCGAACGCCTTGCCGATGCTTCGCGTCCCCGCAAAAAGCTCTAAAACCTTCATCTCAATACCTCACTCCGATAAAATCCAGCACTCGACCGTAGCCAAGTCCCTTCTCGTTGGGCTTCCACAGCCCGTCCGCGTCCCATTCCCCGCCGCCAATGCAAAACTCGTAGTGCTTCGGGTGCGTATGCTTCATGCGCTCGAATCGGTTCTCGCCCTTTTCGAGGTGCGCTCCAAATGCGCAGAACATACAGCCCGTGCGTTGACAGCCGGTGCAGTGCAGCTTGCAGTCAATCAGCGTCGCGTTGTAGTCGTTCTCACCGTCGCTTGCTACAATATCACCATATACGCTGGCGATAGGTAGTTCGCGGTCTACGATGAATTGCAGCACGTCTTGCTCCGTCCAAAAGCTCATGGGCTTACTCATGGGTCGTTTTCCCTCAAAGGCGTTGCAGCCGGTCGCCGTCCATGTCTGAAACCGCTGCCGTCCTTCTTCTGCCATCATCGCAACGATAGGTTTTTCACGGCTCTCGCGCTCATAAGTATGCGCCGCCCTTTTTTTCATAATGTGGCAACATTCCGAAGAGACAAGAAATGGAGCGTCAAGCAGAAATGCCCAGTTATCGCAGTTCCAGATGCTTTTGTTCCCATCCTTATCAAGCATTTCGCCACGGAGACGCATCATTCGGTATTTATTCCCCCTCCGTGCAAGCCAAACATTGTTTGCGACCTCCTTACTAACAATGCTGTACCCGTACTTCGTCACCACCTGCCGAATGTTCATCTGGGGTCGAAGCCGCACAAGGTTTACGGTGATATGCGGGAACTCCCTGCGAAGCCACGCGGCGTACTCATTGACAAACCGCTGTATCTCCGGGTACTCCAGCCCGGTGTTTACAAACACCAAGTTCAACTCCCACGGCGGTGTCCTGAAACTCGACAGGTACCACGCCGCCAGATACGCCAGCACCGTGCTGTCCTTGCCGCCGGAAAAGCTGACGTAGCACTGTCCGCCCCATGCGGTGTACCATTCGTCCAGCTTTTCGTAGGTCAGTATCTCCTTGTCCTGCACGTCCAGCGCCATGAGTTTTCTTGCCGCATCTTTCGTCAGCGGTTGATTTGGTGGCAACATCACTCGCCCTCCTCCAATCTCACAACCTCGTAGCAGCCGAATCTGCCGCCGTTGCGGATTGCCTTCCAAATCGCAAAACGAACATTCTGATGCTTCCGCCCGGACAGCTGCGCCAACTCCGCCGTGGTCGTACCCCACCATCGGGGCAGGCGGTACTTGTCCCGCGTCACGATCATGTACACCGTCATCCTCACACCTCCCGGATGGCGTATCCGTACCGGTTACGGAACAGCTTTGCTTTCATGGCGTACTCCCGCGTCCTCATCCCTTTCACGTCCTCCACTACCGGCAGCCAGTACCGCTGGCCGTAGCTGTCAGGAGCCGCTCTGCGCTCGTACACGAAGTCCGCAACGTAGTCGATACTTTTCACGCGGTCGCCCTCAAATGTCGTGTACGCCTCTTGCAAGCAGTACCGCACCTGCAATTTTAGCCCCCGTATCTCCCCGGCATTTTGCAGCAGCAACAAAGCGTCATAGCGCTCCGCCTCCTTCTTGCTGTCGAAAGTCAGCTTGCCGCGCCGCGTCTTCTGCGCCTTGTACTTTCCGGGCTTGCGCATCTTCTCCATGACCTGCTTCTGCGCCGCAGGCCCCAGCCGCATCAGATCATCACTGTTCATCCAACAACCCTCTTTTCTCCAGTCCGCGCTTGCTCATGGTGTAACGCTTGAACGTCGTCAGTTTCTGGTCTTTCCCGCAGCGCTGGCACACGCCCCGCGCCCAGCCGTGGAACGCTGGCTCGATGATGTATTCCGCCGCCATCTCCTGCAAGCAGTCCACGCACAGCCTGCCGGACGCGATCTTCCATGCGCCTTCGTTCATCGCAACCTCCAGTTCTTTCCGCTGCCCGTCACGCTCATGGTAAAGCCCTTCGCGCGCTCCGCAATGCGGGATCCTATCGCCTCGTCCCAGTCCAATATCTGTCCTATCGTCCGCTCGGAACTGATGATCGTTGCACACTCTGGCTTTATGTACCGGGCATTCAGCAGGTCAAACGCAATGTTCCGGTCAGCCTCCGTCACGTTGCCCTTGAGGAAGTCGTCGATGTAAAGCACGCGGATAGTTTTCAGCATTCCCACGGCATCTGCGTACAGCTCCGCATCGTTTACTTTTGCCTTGATGGATGGAATGTCCGACCGCCACTGCATATACCGTACTGGCAATCCTGCCTCCATCAGCTTCCCGCAGATCGCCGTGCACAGATGCGTCTTTCCACTGCCGGGGGTCCCACCGGCATAAAACCACTTACCGCGCCAATCCGTGATATACGCCTCGGCCATCTGCTTTGCCTGCTTCTGCCACGGCTCCGCCGTCTGGTACGTCTCCAGCGTACAGCTTTCCAGCAGACCGGACAGTCCGCTACGCGCAATGCGCCGCTGGTTGTCCTTGCGTATCTGGCAAGGGCAGATACGGGTCATAAGCTCCCCGGTTGCGCTGCGTGTGGCCGTATAGCCCCTGTCCTCGCAGTCCGGGCACTCAAAGTACGACTTCTCCTGGGATATTCCATTTTTTCGCAGGTTCTCCAGCACCGCCGTTATGTCCATCGCCGTGTTCCTCCTTCCATCTCGTCTCCCAATTCCGCACGGCGGCTTTCCAGTCCTTCATGCGGTTCTTGCCTACCATCCACCCCTTCTGCTCGTAGAAGGCGACAAAACGATCTGCGTTGACGTGATAGCCCTGCGCCTGAACATAGGCGGATACATCATCAGCGGATGGTGGCGTGAAGCGCTTCGCGCGCGTATCACCCACACCGTTAGGTGGGAGTGTATTATCTTTGGTTTTGTCTTTGGTTTTGTCTTTGGTTTGGTACGTTTCGTATACGGTCGTATTCGATCGTATACCATCGTATACGGTCGTACCCTCGCGACGTGCATATCGCTTTTCGATGTTGCGCTGATTCTTTGCGCATCTCTCGTCATACGCCGCTTTTGCCCTACTTACATCGTCCGCAATAAAATCAAATGCGATCGACTCCCGTCCCGTAAGTTCCTCCGTCTCTCCGGTCTCGCCATATTTCAGCAAAGCCCGTACAAGCCGACCTACCTCTTGATCTGAGAGTTTCTCTAATTTCTTGCGATAACTGTAATAAAAGGGAATGTACTCAAGAGCCACTATGCACCGCCTCCCACTCCTTCGGCGATACGCCTATTTCCCATTCTTTTCCTCCTTTCGTTCGTACTCGTCCGTCAGGTGCCGTGCGATGGTGCAATGCTCCCACGCCCCGGCACAAAATTGATTCATGAAGCGGGATGCCGCGCCGCCCGTCTCAAAGCTGACGCGGCTACCGCCCTCGCAGCAGACCCGCCGTTTCTCGCTGCTGGTAAAGTATGGGCAGGTGTACCGCTTGTACCAGTAATCCATGCCGCCTTACCTCCTATCAGAATGGCATATCGCCGTCCGCGTCGAAGTCCTCGTCCACCTCCACGAACTGTCCGCCCGCGTATCTATTGGCGCCGCTGTCCACGTCCTTCTTGGCATCGCCAAAGTAGATGTTGTCCGCCAGCACCTCGGCGTTCCGGCGCTTGTTTCCGTCCTTGTCCGTCCAGTCACGGATCTGAAGCCGGCCCTCCACCACGGCCATACGGCTCTTGGTGAAGTATTTGGCCACGAACTCGGCCGTGCTGCGCCAAGCCACCACATCGATGAAATCCGTTTCCTTCTCGCCGCTCTGGGACTTAAAGTCCCGGTCC